GCTCAGTGGGCTAAATGTGGACCTACGGGACCCGTTCGCTAGCAGGTACAAAGTACCACACGAAGGCATCACCTGCCACTAGACTTTCCATCCCGGCGATGGTAAAGTCCTCCACTGCTTGTCGCCCTGACCGCTGGTACGGCCCCCGCGACAACTGATTCTCTGCACGCTCGCCTGTACCACTTACAGTACTTCGAAGAGTTGCATCGACCACAGCTCCAAGCCCTGAATGGCCGATCTAGCCAGACAGTGCGACAAGGGTTCTGCGATCCCACTCGTGGTATGGATTCTCTTCCAGTGACCATCATGGGCATTGCTCCTCAGGCTGCGTAAGGCGGAGTAATCAGTTACGACAAGCCACAGGTGTCTGGGACACCTGAACTCTTCCCTAGAATACCAGCGCATGCTGACAGTTGTCAGCATGCCAGCCCTGTCTCCAACAGACAAGGGCATCTAGGGCTCTCCTTTCTTCGTCGGTTTCAAACTCCTCAGGAAGGAGAAAGAAACCCGGCACTTTCCGCCGCCGTGCCTCTAGACGGTTCATTTGTTTCTTGACGACAAAGGAAACAAATGAAGTAGGTGGCCGAGCCACATACCGGTACGTCCGACGTATGAAACCGCAGGACGGATTCCATACGTCTCTCTTCAAACCTCCCCTCCTCCCGTTCTCCCAAAAGAAGCTCCGAAGAGCTTCGGCTTCAACGGGTGTCGGATCACGCCCTGTGATCTTTCTCAGAGATGTTAAATCCTGTAAGAGACAGGATTCGGGCAACGCAGTAGGTACTCTCCTGCGTAACATCTGCCGCTCTCGCAAATGAGCGGCATAGGACCAATGTCCTATCTGGGAGGGGAGAAAACCCCATCTCCTTCCGATTCTGGCGCGCTGGTACGCGTCCACCCACGGGGTGCCAGACTTCAAGACGGCCTCGGCCATATGAAGCATGCCCTGAAAATCGGAAAGAGCCCCACCTCTCCTGAGATGGCGTACCTCACGCCATCTTCCCCGAGATCTCAAAAACGCAGTAGAATTGACTTCAACTACGTTAGTCGCGATTATCGTCTTGTCTGTGTTGAGCCGCATCCCAGAGGGATAGTCCTGCACACAGACTCCTCGTGAGGCCGAGATGACACAGTCATCCCCATTCACAAGGAATCGCGCGTCCGGGTCAAATCGTGCGGCCCAACGGGCCGCACAATAAGACTGCAGACAGAGAAGGGGAAAGGAGAGGTAGGAGCCCATCATCTGTCCGTGCCGAACCCTTCTGTGATATCCCTTGCGCCCAACGAAAACAGGGCTTAGCGAAGCCTTCGCCAGAGAGCGAATGCTACAAGGTATCTTCACCGAAGTGAAGAATGCACAGTCAAGGATTACCTCTGCCACAGAGTGGCTGAGGTTGTCAGTTGCATTTACCAGATCGACCGAGGTCTGGTAATCTCTGACACAGACAGATGCCATCCGTTCTTCGGTCGGAGGACCGCAAAGAATCCAATCGCACTTCCTAAGATGGGAGTACATCAGTTTGTGAAGGGGGCCCAGCAAGTCAATGCTATCATCAAAGATAAGCATAGGCCGGACCTTCCCTGCTGAAAGGATTTCTTTGTATCGGGCCTGCAAAACTTGAGTCCCTTCGGACTCAAACAGGCACCGACTTAAGAACTCTGACCGCCTACCAGACCAGAGAAGGTCAGCACGCGAGTGCTTGGCCTTTCTGGCAGATGGGTTGGGCAAATGGTTCCCAACAAAGGAACCATATTGCCGATCCCAACAGGGCGGAAAGAGACGAGTAACTGTTCGTCGAACGAACTCGAGATACTCGTCGGATGGGGCTTTGGGTTGAGAGCAAGCAAGAGATTCCCATTCCTCTTGCTTGGACGGAGTGCATCGCCGACAACCTGCAGGCAGGTTTTTCTTTATCGAGCTCATCGAGTGGGCAAGTTCCCAACGAGATCGGCGATCCAGCCTTTGCAAGTTACAAAGGCCGTCATTTCCTTTTCCCGGCCGCTGGCGACGCGGGAAAGCTACGGGGCGACGCTCCCTACCCTGTAGCAGAAGAAAAGAGAGCAAGCGGCTGAGTTCAGAGACCTCACAGTCCGGAAGTTCGCAATATGGCAAGCCATATCGAACCCGAAGCAACTGGAGGCCATTGTGGACCACCTGCTTGGTGTGACGCTCAGAAATTGAGCAAGCACCACACCGTTTAACCTCAGAACCGCTGGCGGAATTATCTGAGGGGCCCCCTTTGACGCAGGGGTTACGGCTACGCGCTGGCGCACGACCATCCGAACAGTTAACCATTGGTTCTGTAATCGGCTGGGTCCACTTTAGCG